TAATTAAAGTGTTTATAAATAATAATGCACTTTATGACAAATATTATTCTAGTTTGAAGTTAGAATATGTTAGACAGAACTACCCTACGCTTTGTAGACTCTTTGAGTGCTTACCCGCAACTAGTCTTGATGGCTTGGAAAGTGCTTACCTTGCTAAATACCCTGTCTTTCGTGAGGGTGATAGAGATGCACTTAAAATGGTGCTTGATAGCATTGAGAAAACCACCATCTCAGAGGAAGAAGTTATCCCTTATCTAGAAAGCCACTTGGCTCAATCATGGGCTTCAGATGTGGCTAAAATTGCTTTAGATGTTGGAGAGGGTAGAAAGAAAATAGAGGAATTAGACGAAGTAATTGCTAAACGAGAGGTTTCTATTTTACTTGAAGACGACTCAGAGGATTATGTTACTACGGACATAGAACAGCTTATCGCAGAGGAAGTTCTGGAGGGTGGATTGCATTGGAGATTAAACTGCCTTAACAGGTCTCTCGGACCGCTTCGCAAAGGGAACTTCGGACACATCTTCGCACGAGTGAACACAGGTAAGACCGCTATGTGGATTTCAGAGGTGACACACATGGCACAGCAGACAGACAAACCAGTGTTAATATTCTTTAACGAGGAGCAAGGGAAAGATGTTATCTATCGTATGTATAATGCTATTACTGGGCTCACTTATTTGGAGTTAAGTAACAACCCAAAACAGGCTAAAGAGATTTGGCAAGAGAAGTTTGGGGATAGAATTAGATTTATTGATGACCCTACGAAAGTGAATAAAACCACGATTGAAAAGATTGTTGCACAGAATGACCCCGCACTTATCATCATTGACAACATGGACAAGGTAAAAGGCTTTAGTGCAGACAGAAAAGATTTGCTTTTGCATGAGATTTACAAATGGGGTAGAGATTTAGCAAAAACCTATTGCCCTGTGATTACAGTCGGACAGGCAGATGCAACAGGTAAGAACAGCAAAGTAATTGATGATAGTCAGATGGCAGATAGTAAGACTGCTAAACCCTCAGAGATGGACTTTATCATTGGTATTGGTCGTGAGGATAAAGAGGGCTATGAGAACATGCGATACATCACAGTTAGCAAGAACAAGTTACGAGGTGATGAGAATACACAGGAAGAGATGCGACACATGCGAGGACATCCTGTCAAATTAAAAACACAATACTCAATTTACGAGGACATGTAACATGATTAAAGACGAAGCATTAGAAGCGGCACTGACAGCATTAAAATACGACCCTAGTTCATATGGGTATAAAGAGATTGCTGACATAGCAATTAAGGCAATTGAAGAAGCATTAAAGGAAAAGAATAATGGAGAATAATAAAGTAGATAGTTTAATAGCCTATCTTAAATGGTGGGAAGAAAAGAATGAAGACAAAGAAAATAGTTTAGAATATGATATTGACTTTGAGACAGAAATAGTGCACCATATTTCTTGTGGTGAGACATTACAGACAATGGAGGTTACAGATGAGTGATTATCAAAGACGTAAGAGTTTACGAATTAAACTAAATGATAAACGCAATGCAGATAAAGACCACACAGGTGCTAGATATACACGAGATGCTAAAGTGTTAAACAGGGCTATGCGGATGTATAAAATCGAAGGACGACAGGCATCATGGTAGTTAAAGCACTTGACACAGAAACCACAATTTTTAACAAAGGTAATGCGTTTGACGCAAGAAATGAGATTTGCTTTGTTGGTATAGGTGATAAATTGTTTGATGTGCAATATACAGACCATCCTTATGGTGAAACATTGCGTGAGATACAAAAAGAGATAGACGAAGCAGACTTACTATTGTTTATCAATGCGAAGTTTGACTTGCATCATTTAAGGATGTATGGAATTGAATTTGCACATAAGAAGATTTGGGATTGTCAACTAGTGGACTTTATGTTGGAAGCACAGACGACATCCTACCCCTCAATGAACTCAATGGCAGAAAAATATAGCTTACCGAATAAAGACGATAAAATTGCGGAGTATTGGAAAGAGGGTATTGATACCAAAGACATTCCGCATGACGAGATTACGGAGTATTTACGACATGACCTTAAAACAACTTACGATATATATACGTTTCAAAAGGAACTTGTCGAATCTAAGAGCAAGGAGTTTCAAAGACTAGTTAGTTTGATGAACCAAGATTTATTAGTGTTGCAAGAGATTGAATTTAACGGATTTTACTTTAACGAGCAGAGTTGTTTAGCTAAAGGACAGGAAGCTCAAAAGACAATTGACGACTTGAGGATGGAATTACATGACTATCATAGCATCGAGCAATTTAACACTGAAAGTGGAGACCACATATCCGCTTTGTTATACGGGGGCACTATTGTCATCCCTAGCAAAGTCCTTGTCGGAGTCTATAAGACAGGAGATAGAAAAGGAGAAGACAAATACGGATGGCACGATAACAGTTACGATTTGCCTAGACTATTTAACCCTCTACCACGAACAGAACTTAAAAAAGAAGGATACTGGGCTACAGGAGAAGATGTTCTTAAACAGCTCAAAACAAGAGATAAAGCGGGTAAAAGGGTAGTAGAGATTATTTTAAGCCTTGCAAAGCTTGAAAAGATTGTAGGAACGTATTACAATGGATTACCTAAACTTAGAGAGACAATGAATTGGAAGCCAAACATGTTACATGGCAACTTAAACCAAGTAACTGCACGAACAGGGCGATTAAGTAGCACTAAGCCGAACCTACAGAATTTGGCAGGAGATGCTAAATCAATATTTTGCTCAAGGTATAAAAATGGCGAATAAAAGACTTGAAATACCAATAGGAAAAAGGTTTGGAAGACTTATAATTATCAAAGAAGAGGGAAGAGGTCCACAAGGACATATTAGATATTTATGTTTGTGTGATTGTGGTAATTATAAAATAGTAAATGGGTCTTCTATAATTCGTGAAAATAAAGGAATTAAATCTTGTGGGTGTTTATTAAAAGAACATGTTACAAAGATGGGAAAAAATAATAAAGGAAAAAATAGATTAGAAAAGGGACAAGCAGGTAAAAACCATTTATATAGAAGATATATACATAACGCAAAGAAAAGGAATCTTGAGTTCAATATATCAAAAGAATATTTATTAACCATAACACAACAAAATTGTATATATTGTGGACAATCTCCTAAACAAGTAATAAACTCTGAACAAGAAAATGCAGCATACATTTATAATGGAATAGATAGAATAGATAACTTAAAAGGATATGTATATGGAAATTGTGCTCCTTGTTGTATACAATGCAATAGGGCAAAATCAGATTTATCTAGAGAAGAATTTTATAATTGGATATTAAAAGTTTTTGAGACAAGGTATCAATGATGACTAAAGACAAAGCATTTTTATGTATTGTAATGGATGATATGTGGGTAAAAGCTAACATTATGTCCAATATAAAGGAGGAATAGTATGTTAATCTGTATTTATTGTGGTGAGGAAGTTTCAGAAGACCAATTAGAATGTTGTGGTGAAAACCACTTTGAAGAGGAAGATGAAGATGAATATCAATGACCAAGTAGTAGATTTTTTAGCAAACACTGAAAGACTTTCTGATTATTGTGACGACACTGCATGGATTGGAGACGAAGTAAATGTTATCCTACATGACAGTGAAGATGATAAGTTAGCCCGTATTCGTGATTTGTATTACCAAGTGTTTAGTAAGCTTGCTACTTTTGTAGAAGACGAGCATGACAAGATACCTAACGCATCGTGGCTTTATCATGAGATGATTACAGAAGAGCTTTTGGAGGATGAGCAATGATTGACCCAATTACCAAACCATTTCCACATAATATATTAAGGAGAGAAATAGTGGAATACCCTGAAGATGTAGTTAAAGAGTATGAAGACTATAATGCAGAAGAGGCATGGGTTTATAGCATTACAGCAAGTGTAGAAGAAATTATTAAGAAGTATGGGGTGGAGTTTTTTATTGATAAACTACCACGATATTCTAAAATAGCACTAATTGCATGGAAACAGAAAAATGCTACTACAAGCGGATGCAACGGGTCTGGAGATTAGAATTGCAGCCTTTCTTAGTCAAGATGAAACACTGATTAAAGAGCTTGTAGATGAACTTGACATCCACACAGACAACCAAACTAGATTTGGACTACCTAGCAGACTAATTGCTAAGATATTTGTGTTTAGATTGTTATATGGTGGCAGTGCTTACAGCTACGCTAATGACCCAGAGTTCATGCCAATTAGCAAGAGTGAGAAGTATTGGCAAGATGTAATTGACGCTTACTATGACAAGTATAAGGGGATTAAAAAATGGCACGTTAAATTGATTAGAGAGGCAGTAGAAACAGGTAAGGTAGTAAGTCCTACAGGTAGGGAATATCGCTTCCAGATGTATAATGGAAGTTATAAGGATACACAGATTAAGAATTACATTGTGCAGGGCACTGGAGCTGATATTATGGCTTTGGCGAGGGTGTCGTTCTTCAATCGTCTCAAGAAGTTAAACTACAAGGATTGTTTATTAGTTAATACAGTGCATGATTCAATTGTGCTTGACATCAATGAGAAAGTGTGCGATACTAGGGTTATAGCTCAAACATTGCACGAAGTGTTCAGAGATATTCCAAAGAATTTTGAGAAGTTGTTTTTAAGTCCCTTTAATGTCCCGATGACATGTGAAGTGTTAATGGGGAAAGATTGGGAAAACATGGAAGTAATTGACAAGGAGTAATATATGTTTGTAGAAGTCGTTGACGTAGTTCGAGAAGACAAGCCTAGCAGTAATGGCAAAGGCACTTATGGGGCTTTAACTGTAACCTACCGCAGTAATGGTAAGATTGCAGAGAAGAAATTAATGTCTTTTGTAAACCCTGATGTATTCAAGTATTTTGAGAAGGCACAAAAGGGTGACAGTGTAGATGTTACTTCAGTTAAGAATGATAAATCAGGTTATTGGGATTGGACAGCAATTGGAACAGGAGAAGCACAAGTGGCTACAACATCATCTAGTACAGCATCCGCTACACGAGTTACAGGTAGCAATTATGAAACTAAAGAGGAACGTGCAGTTAAACAACGATACATTGTTCGACAAAGTTCTATTGCTAATGCTATTGCTGCTTTGGCTGTTAGTGCTAAGTCCAGTCCTAAGTCTGGTGAAATTGTAGAACTTGCTAAAGTGTTTGAAGAGTATGTCTTCTCTAAAGGAGATGATTTAGAATCCTTGACAGAACTAGACTCAGATATTCCTTACTAACATGGAGGCTTTAGTTGATGGGGACATTATTCTATATCGGTGTGCTGCTAGTGCTGAGAATGATAGTTTAGACATTGCTAAAGCTAGGGTAAATGAACTCTTAGACCAAGTATTAGAGGCGGTGGGTGCAACATCCTACCGCTTTTTTCTCTCTGGTAAAAAGAACTTCAGAAAGAGTATATACCCTGAGTATAAGGCAAACAGGACACAACCTAAACCAATCCATCTATCACCACTAAGAGAGTGGGCATGTGAAGAGTTAAGTGGTGAGATAAGTGAAAGAGAGTTAGAGGCAGATGATTATTTAGGGATTTATCAAGATAAAGTAGAGGGTAGTACAATTATTTGCTCTCTTGATAAGGACTTGTTAATCATTCCAGGCAATCATTACCAGTGGCAGATAGGCACTTCTAAATGGACTAAAGATGCTAAACGCTTTTATCAAACTGAAATAGAAGGATTAAGACTGTTTTATGAGCAGTGCTTAAAGGGAGATAAAGCGGATAATGTCAAAGGTGTAGCAGGTCTAGGTGATGCAAAAGCAAGGAAACTTTTAGCAGACTGCACTACTGAGAAAGAGATGTTAGATGTAGTATTAAGCAAGTATTCGCATGAGGATGAGTTTCTAATGAACGCACAATGCTTGTGGATATTACAAGGATTTGACGACTTTTATTTGGAGAGATATGATGGACTTAGACTTAGATAATTATGCAGAGTGGGAGATAGCACAGGGCATTACTGTAAAGTTTTTAAAGAACCTTGTTGAATCTCATGAGGGGCTTTGGGATGATGAAATAGAAATAAAGTCCTATTTGTGGGTTATATCAGATAATATGTGGATTGTGGACTTTAAAAAATATGCCAAAGAACAAAACCTTGAAAAGTATTGCGAAGAAATCTACAAAAACTACGAAATGGACTGATGGTAGATTAAAATCTTTTATTACTAGTACATTGAGGGGTGGCTTTAGAAAATACCCTCCAAAGTATGAAGTGTTAAAAGAAGCCTTTTGGGGTAAGAAAGTAAACAGTAAGACTGGTAGGATGTGTATGCACTACACTTGCAATAGCTGTAAAAAGGAATACCCAGCTACTCAAGTAAATGTTGACCATGTTCTCCCTGTAGTTTGCCCTAAACAAGGATTTGTTGGCTGGGATGAGTTCATTGCAAGGCTATTCTGTGAAAAAGAGAATTTACAAGTGCTTTGTAGTGCATGTCATACAGTTAAAACAAAGGAAGAAAGAGAGGTTAGAAATGGCAGTAAAAAATAAACCGACAGAGGATAAGACCAAACCTCATTGTTATAATGATTGTGTGTACCTCATTGACACCTTAACTATGTGTAAAGTGTGTAGATGGAGACCTGAATACTCTGAAGACTGGCAAACAGAGGAACGAGATAGGGCTATTGCCCAGAATGGGAATGTAGGGTATGAGTAAACGTATATTAGTTATTCCAGATTCACAGATTCAACCTGAAGACTCTTTTGAGTTTCTTTCTTTCATTGGGCAGTATGCAGTAGATATTCGTCCTGATATTATTGTGCATTTGGGAGACTTCGCAGACATGCCCAGCCTTTCAAGCCATGATAAAGCAGGTAGTAAGAGTATGGAAGGGCAACGATATAAAGCAGACATCAATGCTTCTATCAACGCAATGAAAACACTTTTAAAACCAATTAAAGACCATCAAGAATCTCTTAAACAAAACCATCGTCCTAGATGGAACCCTCGCATGGTGATGTTATATGGAAATCATGAAAACCGCATCAATAGGGCTATTCAAAATGACCCTAAATTGGATGGGCTTATTTCTCTCTCCGATTTGCAATATGAAGAAATGGGATGGGAAACTTACCCTTTCCTACAGCCTGTCAATATTGAAGGGGTTATGTTCTGCCATTATTTTGTTTCTGGGGTTATGGGCAATCCTTGTACAACTGCTAGGGCTATACTTAATAAACATCATCAATCCTGCATTGCTGGACATCAACAAGGACGGGACATAGCTTTTGGTAAAAGAGCAGACGGCACTGAGATGACTGCAATGATTGTAGGCAGTGGGTATGAACACGACGAGAAGTATTTAAACTCACAAACGAACAACCATTGGCGAGGTGTAGTGGTATTACACGAAGTACAGGATGGACACTTTGACGAGATGATGGTAAGCTTACGATACCTTCGCAGTAAGTATAGTAAAGTTAAATTAGAAAGGGTAGCATAATGGAAGCAAAAGAAAAGCAAATTGGTGGGACACATTACAAGAAGTATCTTATACAACCTGCAGAGTTTTGTCATTACAATAACATCCCGTACCTAGAGAGTACAGCCATTAAGTATTTGTGTCGATGGCGAGACAAAGGTGGAATGGAAGACTTAGATAAAGCAATCCATTTCATTGAACTTTTAAAAGAATTTGAATATGTTGACTCTGAGTGAACTGAAAGAGAAATTAAAAGAGCAAGTAGATGAAGTAGATATTCTGTATTGGCTACAACTCACTACAGAAGACATTGTAAATGCTTTTGAAGATAGGATTGAGGATAGGTATGATTTCCTTGTTGGAGAGTTGGAAGAAAACTTGGAATGATTATCTACCCCCAATTAATTTATTAAATTACCCAAGAAAAGAAAGAATATTAATGGATATTAGTCAAAAAATCCTAAGTGATGTAACCATCTTTAACAAGTATGCTAAGTACATCCCTGAAATTAACCGTAGAGAGACATGGCAAGAGTTAGTTGAACGCAACATGTCAATGCACATCCGTAAGTATCCACAGCTTAAAGCTGAGATTAAGGAGAACTACAAGTATGTTTTTAATCGTCAAGTCTTACCTTCAATGCGTTCGTTACAATTTGGCGGCACTCCTATTGAGCTTTCTAATAACCGTATGTTTAATTGTGCTTACTCCCCTTGTAATCATCCAGCCGTCTTTAGTGAAACGATGTTTAATTTACTTGGAGGTTCGGGAGTCGGATTCTCGGTTCAAAGCCGTCACGTGGAGAAACTCCCTACAATACAGGGTCCTTCGAGCAAGCAAAGGAGGTTTCTAATTGGAGACTCCATCGAAGGTTGGGCAGATGCTGTCAAAGTACTTATTAAAGCATATACTCTTGGTAAGTCTGACCCTCAGTTTGATTTTAGGGACATCCGTCCTAAAGGGGCAAGGCTTATTACCTCTGGGGGAAAAGCTCCTGGTCCAGACCCTTTACGCATCTGTCTTGATAAGCTCCGTAGCGTACTCAATGACTCTGTTGGTCGTAAACTCAAACCTATTGAGGTGCATGATATGGTTTGTCACATCGCTGACGCTGTGTTATCTGGCGGTATCAGACGTGCTGCTCTAATTAGTTTGTTTGACCATGATGATTTAGACATGCTTGCAGCAAAGAGTGGTGAGTGGTGGGAACTAAGCCCTCAACGTGGTCGTGCTAATAACTCAGTGGTGTTACATCGAGAGCATACTACAGAAGAGATGTTCTTTAGAGTGTGGGAAAAGGTTAAAGCAAGTGGTGCAGGTGAACCAGGTATTTTCTGGACTAATGACTACGACATGGGGTCTAACCCTTGTTGTGAGATTGCACTTAATCCAAATCAATATTGTAACCTAGTAGAAGTAAATGTATCAGATGTAGAAACACAAGAAGAGTTAAATGGTCGTGTTAAAGCAGCTACTTTTATTGGCACTTTACAAGCAGGTTATACAGACTTCCATTACCTTCGCAATGCTTGGAAAGAGCAGACTGAGAAAGAAGCCTTACTCGGTGTATCTATGACGGGTATTGGTAGTGGTAAGGTGTTGAAGCTAGACTTAGTTGAAGCCTCTACTTTAACTAAAGAGGAGAATGAACGTGTTGCGAAACTTATTGGCATTAATGCTAGTGCCCGTATTACTACTGTTAAGCCCGCTGGTACTACTTCTCTTGTGTTGGGCAGTGCTAGTGGTATCCATGCTTGGCATAATGACTATTATATTAGGCGTATGCGTGTAGGTAAGACTGAACCATTGTATGCTTATATGAAAAAGACAGTTCCAGCCCTTATTGAGGATTGTGCA